TAATTTATATAATTCACTAATTAAAGAACAACATAAATCTGAAGCAAGAGCATTAGAATTTATGCGAACTATTAGAGAATCATATAGCCGACTCAACCAGAGTGCATTAAAAAGACAACGATATAATCTAGTTAAAGAAATATCTGAAAATTTTATATTTGAGCGTGTTTCTAAAATACATATTAATAATTACAAAGCATTAGCATCAATATACATGTTGTTTGAATATAAAGATTCTGATAATCCTAAAAAATTAATGGAATGTAAAAATGCTGTATTAGAGCACACATTAATAGAACGAAAATCAGAAACACAAAAAGATATTGTTATTGAAGAATTCTCTAAACAAGAAAAAGATATACGTCTATTAACATATAAGTTAATGATTGATAAATTTAACGAAAAATATTCAGGATTGTCAGAATCTCAGAAACAATTGTTAAATAAATATATTACTAATGTTAATGATACTGAAGCATTAAAAGAATATATATCCGAAGTAATACCATCATTAAAAAATAAATTAGCAGAACATTCTAAACACATAACAGACAAAGTAACACAAATTAAGGTCAAACGACTCTCAGAGATGCTTTGTAATGTTGAAACTATGAAACGGTTAAACGAGTCCCATATTGTATCATTAATGCGTTATATGGACTTAATTGACGAATTAAATAGGATACAATAATGAAATCATTTTTAAAACAAATAGAAGAAAGCTTTCAGTCATTAGAAGAAAAAGAAAAAAGATGGCAAGACAATGATGGTGATGGAAAATGGTATGAGCCTGGCGTTGATGTGAAAGCAGAATCAAAAGGTAAATATGATGATGGTGATGGTAAAGATGAAAAATGCGATCACGTACCGTGTAATGAAGATATTTCAATTTGTGAAATTTGTGGAGAATCATTAATTAACGAAGAAGAAATAGATGAAGCATCTACTTCTGCAGGAGCTGGGGCATATATGACGCCTAAAGCATTTGGTAAAGCTGATGATGACACTGTTGAAGCGTTAGGATATAAAAGAGTCCAGGAAGCAATGGATAATAAATATGAGCGTCTTATCGAAGGCTATAAAACATTTGCATTGAGTGATCCTAAAATGAGTCCTGCTAAAAAAGTAAATGCATCTATTAAAAATGTAGCTAAACAATTGAAAGAAATTGAAGAAACTATTAAATATACTAGTCGATTAAAAACAGAATCAGGAATATCACATTCTGGATTTGGTCCTAGTACTAGCAAGGCATTAGGAAAAATATCAGAGCGATTAATTAAAATATCAGAGCGAGTTAGATCATTAGGAGAATAAAATGTCAAAATTAATATTACAAGACTTCATGCAATTTAAACCAGTTGGTTCACTTAATGAATCAAACGGAGCAAAATACGGCATACCAGGAGGATTCGTAGTACAAGGCGTTTTACAGAGAGCTGGTGCTAAAAATCAAAACGGCAGAGTATATCCTAAAAATATTTTAATGCGAGAATGTCAACGATATCAACGTGAGTATATAGATCAGAATAGAGCATTAGGTGAACTAGATCATCCAGAATCTAGCGTTGTGAATTTAAATAATGTATCTCATAATGTTTTAAAAATATGGTGGGATGGTGATGATCTTAAAGGAACCGTTCAAGTATTAGATACGCCATCTGGTAAAATATTAAAGTCATTATTTAAAGAAGGCATCACATTAGGTATTTCTAGTAGAGGATTGGGTAGTGTAAAAGAACTTAGAAATGAAGGCGTAGTAGAAGTGCAGGATGACTTTGAATTGATTTGTTGGGACTTTGTCTCAAATCCATCTACCCATGGAGCATTTATGGGAGTAATGAAAGAATCAGTTGAGAAAGGTATAACTAATAAATATAAAACGGTTAATGACATAATCACATCAATATTATGTGAAGATGGTAAATGTAGGATATAAAATGAAATTTAAAAATAAAAATTTAACAGCGTTGCGTGATCTATTAAATGAAGACAAACAAACAGTGTTTAGTGAAGGACCTGCACCATTAACTAATGAACAAAAACGGCAATTTGCAGAAGCAGTAAAAACATTTTCGCAGATGGGTGAGTCTGTATATAGCAATGGTAAATTAAAAGAGATTGTAGAACGTATCTCTAGTATAGTTGAAACTGCTTCACAACTTGTTACTGAAAAAGAAGATTTAGTTGACAAAGTATCTGCTAGTAGACACATGAAAGAAGTATCTGGAGCACTTAAGGCATTTCAATCATCTGCAAATGAAGTAATGATTCACGAACGTAGAATGGAAGCTGCATTTGAAGATATAGCTCAAGGTATTCAGAAATATTTTGAAGTAGGATAATTTGGAGATTTAACTAATTATTTATATAATATAAGAGAATGATAATGAGTAAGTTTAAAAACATATATAAAGAGTTTTTTGGTTTAAAAGAACAAGCAGTAAAATTTACAGCCGATGATGCAGAAAATGCTGAAAAGGTAGCATCTGCAGTATCTGATATAGCTAATGATTTAAAAACGTTAAATGCAAATAATAATCCTTTATTAGACGAAGCTCAACTAGTAAACAACTTAACAGACTATGCAGGACATGTTATATATCAATTACGTGATCCACAAGAAGCTAACGCAGTTGCAAAGGACATACAACGTTGGACCACCAAAAAAGGCTTTACTATTATATCACATGAAAAGTCAAAATCTGGTCGCACTGGATATTTTTATTTTAGATTAGGAGAAGATCCAGGAACAGAATCACAAAAGATTCAAGGCTACTTTGCTCAATTACCAGAACTTTTAAAGTTTGCGTTTAAAGCACCTAAGAGTAAAGAGTCTAAAAAAATGAAACAAAGAAAATTTTAAAACAAGTTATATGAGTAGAAACCAAAAGTACCACAACAGTATAGTACCAGGAAACGCAAATGCAGTTGCCGTAACCGGAAAATCAGATCATGATCTGTCATTTGCTTTAAAGAATTTTAAACGCAAAGTAAAGAATTCTGGAATATTAGAACATATTAAAGAAAATCGCACATTTACTAAACCTAGTGTAAAACACCGAACAAAACTAATTAAAGCAAAGTATATCCAGAAAATTAAAGATATGCATCGAGACGATTAATCATATTATATTATATATTATAAGGTCCTAGCAGAAATGTTAGGACTTTTTTACTGTTTTTTAAGTAGACTTATATTTATTAAGGAAATACGCTATCTCTATATAGTGTCTATAAAAAACAAATTCTATTAAGATTTCAAATAATCTTATTTCCAAAAAACAAATTTAAGGAGAAAACAAATGGCAAAATCAGATTTGCTAAAAGAAGCGATTGCTGACGCAAAGGCGGTTAAAGAAACTGCATTAGCTAATGCGAAGATTGCTCTTCAAGAAGCGTTTCAACCTAGAATCAAAAGCATGCTCGAAAACGAACTAATGAATGAATTAGAAGATGAAGACATGGTAGATGGCGAAGAGGTAGAAATGGGTATGGATGACATGGATATGGATTCAGACATGGCTGACGAAACTCCAGATATGGTTGGTGTTGCTGTCGATTTAGACAATGACGGTGATTATGATCTAGAGGGTGAAATTGGTATGGATGATGAAGATGATATGTTACCAGCTGAAACTGACGACATGGAACCAGAAATGGACATGGAACCAGAAATGGATATGTCAGATGATGACATGGCTGACGACGACATGGATCTTGAAGAAATCATTAGAGAACTAGAAGAAGATTTAAATTCAGATGCAGCAGCTGCAGGTATCGACGAAAAAGACGTTGAAGCAGGTATGTACGAAGGTATGTATGAAGAAGAAGACGTTGAAGAAGGTATGTATGAATCTAATAATTCAATTGACGAACTCATTGAAGCAATCTTAGCAGAAGAAGAAGATGAAGTAATGGGCGAAAAGGCTGATTACAAAAAAGACGAGTCTAAAGATGACAAAATGAAAAAAGAGCTTGATGAAGCTTATAAAACAGTAGAACATCTTAAGTCCGTTATCAATGAAGTTAATCTTTTAAATGCAAAACTTCTTTACACAAACAAATTGTTCCGAAATTTTGAGTTGAGCGAATCACAAAAAATGAAAGTGATCGAAAACTTTGACAGAGCAGCTAATACAAGAGAAGCAAAACTAGTATTTAGTACTTTAGCAGAATCATTCCAAACGCCGAAGGCAGGAAAGAAAATTGTTAAAGAATCAAAATCAATGGCATCTCGTCCAGTAGCTACTACTGCTCCAAGTAAAAAAACAACTCAGGTATTAACTGAAGGCTTTGCACAAGCCAACCGTTGGAAGAAACTAGCGGGTTTAAAGTAAATTAATTTTAAAAAAGAAAAAGGAAAAGAAAAATGAGTCTTAATTCATTATTACAAAGTCCTGACGCTTCTCAAAGAACTGCTGTGAAAGCACACATTTCTAAATGGGAAAGAACGGGTCTATTAGAAGGTCTTAAATCAGAGACAGAAAAAGCCGGAATGGCTACATTGCTTGAAAACCAAGCAAGACAATTAGTAAAAGAATCATCTGCTACAGGTACGGCAGCAGGTTCTGAGGAATGGGCAGGAGTTGCTCTTCCATTGGTACGAAGAATCTTTGCTGAATTTGCAGCAAAAGAATTTGTATCTGTTCAACCAATGAACTTGCCATCAGGTCTAGTATTTTACTTAGACTTTAAATATGGTACAGCTCGTCCAGGATTTGACGATGATAACGCAGAAGGCGCTGGACATCCATTTGGTTCTCCAGAAGCTGACGATTCAATGTTTGGTGTAACTAATACATCAGGTGATCCTTCAGGTGGTCTTTATGGTGCTGGTCGTTTTGGATATTCTATTCCAAACGTATTAGCTTCCAACGTAACTGCGACTACTGGTTCTGGTGCTGCAGCAGCAGCTGCATCTAGTGCATCATTAAACTTTGATTCACTTTACACTGCAAATTCAGGTCAATATTTTGTATTAGAAGTTAATGTACCTACTGACGCTGATCCATTAGCTGTTAGATCATTTACATTGGCATCTGGTTCTGGTCAAACAGAAATTATTCCTGTACAAGCATTCTCAACTATTGATGCTAACTTTACTGCATCATTTGTTGTAACCGCTTCATTGGCTGACAACATTCAAGCAGCAATTGGTGCTAGTAATTTAGATCTTAACTATA